TCAATGGTTGGCGTCATTATCTTTTTCTCTTTCTGAACGTGAATATTGCGGTGGATGGTTCATCAGCTGTGGGGCAAGACGTTTTGCCACCTGAAGAATAACCACCACCGCAGCGGGAAGCATGAGCAAAACACCGAGAAAAATCATCAGAATCTGCACTTCTGGCCGAGAAAATGGCTCAGGTAGCGACAGGGAGTCGCTTACCGACAGCAGCGCCACCGCCAGCAACATCATTCCGATAAATTCCAGTATCAACACGCTTTTAGGCAATTTACCGATCGCGCGCATACGCTTCCCTCTGCAAAGTGAGCCTTCAGTCTAAAACTTTTCACTGTATTGTGTTTAACAGTTATAGCTTTTATCAATTAATGCAACAGGTTAAACCTACTTTCAGCGAATACATTTTAGCGTGATCATTACAGGCATAAATCTATGAGGAGAGAAATAATGCAAACCGTTATTTTTGGTCGTCCGGGTTGCCCTTACTGTGTGCGTGCAAAAGATCTGGCTGAGAAATTGAGCAATGAACGCGATGATTTCCAGTATCAGTATGTAGATATTCGTGCGGAAGGGATCACTAAAGAAGATCTACAACAAAAGGCAGGTAAACCCGTAGAAACCGTGCCGCAGATTTTTGTCGATCAGCAACATATCGGCGGCTATACCGATTTTGCTGCATGGGCGAAAGAGAATCTGGACGCCTGATCGTCTGACAAGCCCTCGCGTTGAGGGCTTTATTGATTTTTTCTGTGCTGTGGTTTAAACAAACTACTGATAAATAAGAAACACAATGCCCCCAGCGCACACCAGAACACCGCACTTAATAACCATGCCAGCTCTTGCCAGAATGAGCGCGTCGGTGAAAAAAACAGCCGTATAATGAGCATCGAACAGGGTGCCGCCAGCATTGCGCCAAACAGAGGTTTCAGGACTTCTCTACGATGTGAAAAGAAGCTGGCAACTGCACCAGGAAGAATGAAAAATAGCAAACCGATTTCAGGATGCCCGGCAGCCCGAAAAGCGCCTTTCATGTGCGTCGCCAGAAAAAGACACACCACAATGAAGAGGACAAAACAGCAGATTGCCCCCGCCCAACGTTGTTTATGTTTCACTCGTTCCTCCTGACACTGCGTCTATCGAACACATTTTTCGCCAGTGTGGCGTTCAGTAAGATAAAGCCGCTTCGCATTCCATGCTAATATAGGCCAACGCAATTCATATAGCCGTTGATACCTAATGTGATTACACTAGTAAAATATATTGTTACTTTACTATCTTTTAGGTGCGCTGAATGAATCTGCGCCCTGAATTCTGGTAAAAAACATTATCGTAAATTACCATTTCTTTCAACAGCTTACTAGTAAACAAGAAGTTAGCCTCCGTGAATATAAACGTCGCCGAATTGTTAAATGGGAATTACATTCTGTTATTATTTGTGGTCCTCGCGCTTGGGCTATGTCTCGGGAAATTACGACTTGGTTCGATCCAACTGGGTAATTCCATTGGCGTTTTAGTCGTATCGCTGTTATTAGGCCAACAACATTTCAGCATTAACACCGACGCGCTTAATCTTGGCTTTATGCTGTTTATTTTCTGCGTCGGGGTCGAAGCCGGACCGAACTTTTTTTCCATTTTTTTTCGCGATGGGAAAAATTACCTAATGTTAGCACTGGTGATGGTTGGCAGTGCGCTGGTGATCGCCTTAGGGTTAGGTAAGCTGTTTGGCTGGGATATTGGCCTGACGGCCGGTATGTTAGCTGGCTCTATGACGTCGACACCGGTTCTGGTCGGTGCTGGCGATACACTGCGTCATTCCGGCATGGAAAGCAGGCAGCTCTCACTGGCACTGGATAATCTGAGCCTCGGGTATGCCTTAACCTATTTAATCGGTCTGGTGAGTTTGATTGTTGGTGCGCGTTACTTGCCGAAATTGCAGCATCAGGACTTACAGACCAGCGCCCAGCAAATCGCCCGCGAACGTGGCCTGGACACTGATGCCAACCGTAAGGTTTATTTACCGGTGATCCGCGCCTACCGCGTCGGCCCGGAGCTGGTGGCCTGGACCGACGGCAAAAATCTGCGTGAACTGGGTATTTATCGACAAACTGGCTGCTACATTGAACGTATTCGACGTAACGGGATTCTGGCGAATCCAGACGGTGATGCTGTGCTACAAATGGGCGATGAAATAGCGTTGGTAGGCTATCCCGACGCCCACGCACGACTCGATCCCAGCTTCCGTAACGGCAAAGAAGTTTTCGATCGTGACCTTCTCGACATGCGTATCGTCACTGAAGAAGTGGTCGTTAAAAACCATAACGCCGTGGGCAAACGTCTCGCACAACTGAAGTTGACCGATCACGGTTGCTTCCTTAACCGCGTCATTCGTAGCCAGATTGAGATGCCGATAGATGACAACGTCGTGCTTAACAAAGGTGACGTTTTACAAGTCAGCGGCGATGCCCGTCGCGTAAAAACCATCGCCGATCGCATCGGCTTTATCTCGATTCACAGCCAGGTCACTGACTTGCTGGCATTCTGCGCCTTCTTTGTTATTGGGCTGATGATCGGGATGATCACCTTCCAGTTCAGCACATTCAGTTTCGGCATGGGGAACGCTGCCGGGTTGTTATTCGCCGGAATTATGCTGGGATTTATGCGCGCTAACCACCCGACCTTCGGTTACATTCCGCAGGGTGCATTAAGCATGGTGAAAGAGTTCGGCTTAATGGTGTTTATGGCAGGCGTTGGTCTGAGCGCCGGTAGCGGTATTAATAACGGCCTGGGCGCGATTGGCGGTCAGATGTTGATTGCCGGATTGATTGTCAGTCTTGTGCCAGTGGTTATCTGTTTCTTGTTCGGTGCTTATGTATTGCGAATGAACCGCGCACTGTTGTTCGGCGCAATGATGGGCGCACGCACCTGCGCGCCGGCAATGGAGATCATCAGTGATACAGCTCGCAGTAACATCCCGGCGCTGGGCTATGCGGGCACCTATGCAATCGCCAACGTCCTGCTGACGCTGGCAGGGACAATCATCGTCATGGTATGGCCAGGATTAGGATAAAACTGAAGTTGCCCTGAAAATGAAATTTTTTTGCACAACCGCAGAACTTTTCCGCAGGGCATCAGTCTTAATTAGTGCCACTGCTTTTCTTTGATGTCCCCATTTTGTGGAGCCCATCAACCCCGCCATTTCGGTTCAAGGTTGATGGGTTTTTTGTTGCCTGAAATTTAAGATGTTTAAAATCATGATGTTAGAAGCACTGTTTTTTAACGATGGCGACAAAATGGCGGCAGCGTCAAAGAGAGAGCGCCACCTGTCCTGATTTCATTGGATGCGGCTGAACTGGATTCGACTCTTTTGGTGTTGCAATCGAACGAACAAAAGTTTCATGGGTAACAAAAGTATGGCTGCAGTTAATGTTCTGGCACTGGTTATAACGCTCTTTGGTCAATGAAGATACCTGAAAACTGCTGCGAGTATGGGCGGCACTTCCACACAGTGGGCAAATCATCATTTTTCGAGTTCTCCCCATTTTTGCTAAATTCACAACAATGATACCGTATTATTCCATTTTGCAAACTTAAAAGTTCTCCATTGCGAAGAATCATTCCATTTCGAAATCATCAATCCTCACTTCAAGCTCCAGACTGGTCGTAAAACCGTTATCCGGGCTGACGGTATGTGTCAGGGTGGTAATGGTCCATTCCGCATCATCTATCGGCTGTTTAAAGCCGCTGACCTTCACAGGCATTTCCGTGTAGAGATCCGCCCGACCTTCCGCCAGTTGTAGCGAGAATGACGCAACACCGCGTTGCAGGCGTTCCCACTGCATTTTCGCTGCCCGTTCGGCGTTACTCCGATTAGCATAGGTGCGATTAAGTACCAGCACGTTTTCATCCGTCCCCACCAGGTAATCGCCCTGCTTCGCTTCCGGCTCTTTCTTCTGCTTCTTAGTCCTGCGCTTACGCTTCACCGTGGTGCTTTTTTTCTTCGCGGGTTCGCGGGTATGCAACCAGCTGGCTATTACACCCGTGTAAGCTCCGCGATCCGCCAGGGTAAAGCGGTGACTGTCGCCGTCCTTACGTGTGATAGTGATCACCGGTAGTGGTTTACCGCTGGCGCTTTTACCCTGTCCCTGCCGGATGAATAACAGATTGCCATTTTTCACCGACGCAATAGCACCGTACTGTCGCGCCAGCCGCATCAGAAAACTGCCGTCACTCTCATTAGTCTGGTCTATATGCTCCACGGGCTTATCCGACAGGTCTTTACCCAGTGCCATCTTCAGCTTGTGCCGCGCGGCTATTTCCTTCACCACTTCCCCGATGGTGGTGTTATGCCACGATTTTTCACGGCGGGTATTCAGCGTTTCACGAAAATCAGCACTTCGCGCCCGGATAGTCAGGCGGTCCGGTGCGCCAGTGTGTTCAATCTCGTCCACCGTGAATGCCCCTTTCGGGAAAAGCGGCAGCCCCTTCCAGCCCAGCGCCAGCGTAATGACCGCACCACGGCGCGGCAGCACGATTTTTCCGTCGGCGTCGTCCAGCTCCAGATCAAGCTGGTCCGCTTCAAAGCCCCGATTGTCCGCCAGCGTCAGACTCATCAGACGGTTATCTAGCACAGTGGTGATATCCCTGCCCTCAATACTGATACTGAATGCCGGAGTTTTGTTGCCTTTGTTAAGCAGTTCAGAGCTGAAATTCATGACAGCAGCCCTCCCACCGTTTTACTGATATCGCTTAAGGCAGATGTTGCCATGTCCTGCAGATTATTCAGCTGCGCACTGAGATCACCAAACATATCGGACAGGGATTCATCCACCCGTTTGAGCGACAGGGTGAACTCAATCCGGCGCGGCATACCGTCGCGGAAAAACTCCGTTTTGGTCTGATTCAGTCCCTCAATCACATACATGCCGTAAATCGTGCCGCTGCCTTCAATCAGGGGCCATGCTTTCCCCTGTTCTGCCATCTGCTCCAGTGCCAGCAATGACAACCTGCCGCCTGTTATCTCCGGCATAAGAACACCAGAAAGCGTCAGCATGTCGTTGTCCGGTCCCAGAAACTGCGTGGATGGACGACGATTTACCCGACTGTTAGCCGCATGTCGCCAGCTGCGCTGATACTGCAGTTCCTGATACGGCACGGTGCGCAGCATAAACACGTACAATCCCAGCACCATCATCATGCGTCGTATCCCCCCTGATCGCTGTAGTTACTCCTGGCTTTTGCCTTCAGCCTGCGTTCACGTTCATCAAGCTGGCGGGCCACCTCCCGTGCAATATCCTGCGCACTTTGTCCTGGCTGCGTCTGGATGATGATCTGCGTTGGTGCCTCAATCTGGTAAACGGGCGGCACAGTGACTGCGCGACTCACCATCGCTTCACCGCCTTTCGCGGGAAGCGCCAAAGGATGCAACGGTGGAAACTCTGCTGGCGCGGCAGCAACGCCCATCATTCCGGCGACAACCGCAGCCAGTGCAGCGGTATTTCTCCGGCTGGTCACGTTTGCCGGGCCATTGACAATTTCAGGCCCGTTTTCACCGACAATGCCAAACTGCCCGCGCGGGATATAGCCGCCGCGGTCATACATCCCCGCAAAGCCATATCCCCATGATGGAAAACCACCCGATGACATCATCACTTTACCGTCTGCATTCACCGTCACAGGTTGCTGACGCGTCACGCTTTCCGGCAGTTTTGCCTTTGCGGCCTCTTTACTGACAATGCCAAGTTTCTCCAGTAACCAGGAAACACCGGATTTCAGGGAGTCCAGCGGATGCATAACCATATTCAGCCCTTCCGCCAGTGCCTCCCCGAATCGTCGCCCCATTGCCGCTGCGCTCTGCAGTTCGGCAGAGGTCGACTTAACGGGCGTCAGCAGATCAGTAAACCAGCCCCACAGCGCCTGTACTTTATCGCCAATCCACTGAAATACAGGCTTAAGTGGTTCGAATGCTGCACTGACGGGACCAGCCGCCGCTTTGAATCCTTCCACCACGCCACCGAGAAATGCGGTGATGGGTTGCCAGTATTTCCAGACAACCAGCGCCACGCCCGCCAGTGCAGTAACCACAAGACCTATCGGACTGAGCAGAGCACCTAACAGACCAGATATGGCATACAGGGCAACGCGCAGCATCGCCAGTGGACCAGATGCCAGTACTCGCAGCACCGTGCCTGCGGCGGCCAGTCCACCGCGCAGTACCGCCAGAGGATTCATAAACATCACAGCAACAGCACGTAAACCGGATAATCCAGACCGCAAAAGTGCAACCGGCGCACCTGCTACAGTTTTCAGGACATTTCCCGTCAGTGATGCCGTGCGGCGCAAAGACGACAACGGCGCAGTAAGTAAACCTGCGGCGTTGCCCGATGAAGCAAGCCCGCGTCGCAGCAGTGCCAGTGGTGCGCCAGCCAGCCAGGATAACGCGCTGCTGGTTCGAGTTACTGCTGCCGTAACGGAAGATAACGTTTTGATACCCAACACAGAGAATCCCAGACGGATCACTGCCAGCGGCCCCAGCACTGCAGCCAGCGCCACCGCTAAGGTGCCGAGGCCGACGGTAACCGCAGCCACAACAGCCGATGCTTTCATCAGTGTGCCTGTCAGTTCCGGGTTAGCTTCCACCCAGCGACGCAACGCCCCCGTGACGCTTTTCACCGTGTACAGAATATCCATCAGCGGCTGGCGCAGCGTTTCGCCCAGGCTGCTGAAGGTGTTCTGCGCTCCGGTTTTGACCAGCAACCACTGCGCAGAAAGTGAATCCTTGTTAATGTCGGATTCTTTCTGCATGGAGCCGAGCGCATCATTGCCCGCTGTCAGTTTTAACTGACGCTGCAGTTCCGGCAGGTTGTTTGCCAGTTTCGCCGCGTCATCGCCAAACTCTTTACCAAACAACATAGTCATGGCAGACAGGCGCTTGTCCTGCGGCAGCGCGTTTACCTTCTCCAGCACGCGCTGGATGGTTCCCATCGCATCCTTCGTCATCTGCTTTTCAATCACTTCAGGATTGAGTTTCAGCAGATTCATCCCTTCAAAGAAACTCTTGCTTTGCATGGTGGCAATGGACAATTCACGCACCATCGCGTTTGCTGCACTGGCTGCAACCTCTGGCGCAGCGCCCAGTGTCAGGAAGGTGGAACCCAGCGCCGCCGCTTTACGATAATCCAGACGGTCAGCCACACCGCCCAGACGTTGCATCACATCAATGATGTCTGCCCCTTTCGACATGGCGTTATCATCCAGATAGTTCAGCGCATCACCGAGCTGTTCAATATTGCGGGTGGGGATTTTGTAGAGCTGGGCGATTTTCCCCAGACTTTCTGACAGTTCATCCGCTGGCAGCTCAAAGGCTGTTGCCGCCTTTGCTGCCGTACTGGCGAAGGCCAGCAGGTCACGTTTCTGATCTTCCCAGCTGTCGTCAGGGTTTGCGACGTTCATGCGCGCACCACCTTCAACCAGTGCAGCGAAGTCCACCGCACCGTTTTCCATCGGCAACTGTTCGCTGGCAGCCTTGATGGCATCCTGCATTTCATAAAAACGTGCAGTGCGGTTGCCATTATCGTCACGCAGACCATTGACCTGCTTTGCCACACCTTTCATGGCATCTTCCATGCTGGTATAGCTTTTTACTGCCGCCATCACTGGCGCACCCATTGCCAGCCCTGCAGCCGTGGTGGTGGCTCCGGCACCTGCAATACGATCACGCACCTCCAGCGAACGGGCATAACTGGCACGCGCTGCATTCATCCTGCGCTGAGCTTCCCCCAGTCGCTTCAGCCGCGCCTCCTGTTTCGAAAGTTCCTGGTTATAACGTGATGTTTCACGGGCTAAACGGGCAGTTGCTCCCGCATCGTCTTTCGCAGAAATTCCCGCCCGGTACAGTTCAGCACGCACAAGCGCCGTCTGCTGCTGCAGCTTTTTCTGGCGTTCTTCCAGGCGCTGAACAGCCAGCCGTTGACGGCCCAGAGCAACAACCTGACGTTGCGAAGGCGGCCCCATCGCTCCCAGTTCCTGACTGAGCAAATTTGCACGCTGGCGGGCATAGTTCAGCCTGTCGCCTAATTTCTGATTTTCTGCCTGCAGCTTTCGGAAGCTGTCCAGACTGCTCCCGGCCTGATCAAGCTGCTTTATTGCATCGCGGGATTTTTTGACAGCAGCAGCCAGTTCTCTTGAACTGGCCTGCGCAGATCGAAATGGACGGGTGAGCTTGTCAACCGCATTAAGAATGACCTGCAGACGCAGGTTGTTATCACTCATCGTTGGCCCCGCTTCTCTGAATCGCTTTATACCGCCATTCCAGCACTTCGGTCAGCGGCATAACGTCAGTAACGGATGGCGGCCAGTGAAAAATGGTGGCGATATCTGCCACCAGATCGTCAACCGTCAGGCTGTCGGTAAACCGGCAAGCACCGACTTCTTCAACAAAAAAGTGACAACCTCAACCGACATGGCAGTGAGATCTGCCGGGTCCATCTCTGCAATTTCCTGTGCAGTCAGTGCCGGACTGGAGATGCGGGGGATCACGGTCATCATCGCGTTTACATCCATATCCATAATGGCCTGCAGGCGTGTACCGCGCAGCGCACCGGACTGCGGTTTACGCAGCACAATTTCGGTGATTTCTGTTTTACCGCGCTTGATGGGGGTATCCAGTTGAATGGTCTTTTCAGTCTGCTTATCGCTCATTTTGCTGTCCTGTCAATTGGGTTCTGGCGCGGTATCCCGCGCCGTTCAGATATATCAGAGGCCGAGGGCGTTGCGGTGCGCTTCCATCAGGTCCACACCGTCCACAATTTCCACCATGTTGATAAGGTCCACTTCATAGAGCACCTCACCATTGATGGTCAGCTTCGCGTAGCTGTTGGTACTGGTCACTTTGGTGGTGTTGCTTTCGCCCGTCTTCCACTCGCCGGAATCCACTTCTTTGTGACGTCCACGCACGACAAGCTCCACGGCCTGCACTTCCCCGGTATCGTCACGCTGAATAGAGCCGGTAAAGCGCAGCTGGATGCCATCCACCGTGGCTTTACCCATCTGTTTAAACAGCAGCAATTCAGTACCACCAATGGAAAATTCTGTGTCCAGCGCACTGTCATCAAGCCCCAGATCCACATCCACCGCACCCGGCATTCCGCCGCCGCGATACTTCTCATATTTGCGGGTAAATTTCGGCAGCGTCAGCGACTCAACGATCCCCTGCCAGTTGTTCCCGTCGTTAAACAGGTTCAGGTGTTTTAATTTGCGTGGTAAAGCCATGTTGTCCCCTTACGCGCTGACCTGGCTGGCGAAATTCACCAGGTACTGATCGGTGATGCGCTGACGCAGCATCAGGTTTTCAAGTGGCGGCACTGGCGTGTAGTCGTAGTCGATGGTGAGTTTTCCGGCTTTCAGCGTGTCTTTGTCGTTCACCGACTCATCCAGCCAGCAATCACCACCAATGAGATAGCCCTGACTGACCAGGCTGCGCATTTTGGCGCGGATACCTTCGATAATGTCGCGGGCCAGCGACGGGTTAAGCGGTTTATCCACCGCCCACATGTGTGCTTCTGCCATCGTGTCCATCAGCACCTGCGCCGTGCGGGTGTAGTTTTCGAAGGCAAAGAGCGGGTCATCACTCAGGCAGCGGGAACCCCAGAAGCGGAAACCGTCTTTACGCACAAGCGTGGTGACGTCGTTCTGGTTCAGCAGACCTGCATCGGTTGCCGGGTCCTGCAGATCCCAGAACACATCTGCAGAAATTCCGGTGACACCGTTCACGCCCACGTTGGAAAGGCTTTTGTGCCATCCGGTCTGCTCGTCAATTTTGGCGCGCAGACCAAGTGCACGGGCGGTGGCATATGCCGTTGCTTCGGCATTCAGCACCGTGTCCCAGCCAGTAAAGTCAGGCCAGATCAGCATCCCTTCGCGCTGGCTGAAGTTTTCGCGGTAAGTGATCGCCTCCTGCACTGTCTTGCAGCCATACGCTGACAGGTAAGCAAATCCACGCAGGCTTTGCGCCACGCTCAGCAACTCAGTAGCTACCGCCTTGGTGTCGTGGCCTGGCACGCCGAGAATGCGCGGTTTAACGCCGAGCTGTGACTGGGCAGATAACAGGGCTTTCATACCTGTTTTTTTACCTTCAGCAGTCACTGCGCCGATGATATTGGTCGTGGTTTCGTCTTCCGTTTCACCCTGCGGCACACGCACAACAATGGTCACGGGTTTTGCCTGGTCAGCGATGGCATCCAGCGAACGGGCCAGAGTACCTGACTCACCCGCTTTACTGCTGGCAGTCAGCACATCAGTGATCAGCACGGGTTTATTAAGAGGAAACATTTTTGCATCGGCATCATCGCCCGTGCAGACCATACCCACGATGGCGGTGCTCACCGTGGTAATAGATCGGGTGCCTTCGTTGACTTCAACAACGCGCACCCCGTGGTGGTAATCCTGAGCCATAGTGGCGAACCTCCTGATTGGATTAGGCTTCGCCCTATGTTGAAGTGATTGTGCCTGACAAACAGCTAAGCGCAGTTGTGTCGTTATTCACACAAAATAACAGTATTTGTCTGCTTGCAGGGATAATCAACATAATGCTGATTCAGGGGGATTCATTGATCTTATTTGCCGGAAATTTTCTATAAATGGTAGAAACGCCTACATCAAAAATCAGTGCAATACGCTGTATTGATTCTCCGGCCTCGAGTAAACGCCCAATCTGTGCCCACTGTTCGGTGGTCAACTTAGGACGGCGTCCACCTACTCTGCCTTTGGCACGAGCTGCAGCCAGCCCTGCCCTGGTACGTTCAACTATCAGTTCGCGTTCCATTTCAGCCAGGGCACCCATGACATGAAAAAAGAAACGGCCCATTGGGGTACTGGTATCAATACTGTCAGTCAGGCTTCTGAAATTCACACCACGCTGGCGCAACTCTTCTATCAGCGTAACAAGATGCCGCATACTGCGCCCCAACCTGTCCAGCTTCCAGACAACCAGCGTGTCTCCTGCCGATAGTGTCCTGAGCAGTTTTTTCAGCCCCGGTCTGTCGGACTTAGTGCCACTGATTTTGTCCTCAAAAATCCGCTCACATCCCGCGCAGTTCAGTGCATTACGTTGCAAATCGGTGTTCTGGTCATTTGTTGACACGCGTACATAGCCAATAAGCATGATCATCCCCCTGAATAAAAACCGGAGATGATGCCAGTTAGCTGTTACCTCTGCATTTTCTTAAACGTTGGTTTGGGAGAAGGTGCTCCAGCTATTGGCGTTCCGTTCTTCTGGCCGTCCGCTGCAATGCCAAATACTGTAATCGACAGCTGGTCCAGTATGGTGTTTTTGAAGTTCAACGGGGCGAAATTTTCTGCCTCTGATTACCCTGTGCTGGCGAAAGTGTTTCCTTCACTGGTATTACCTGAAGCCCGCGGTGATTTCATTCGTATCTGGGATGACGGGCGAGGTGCCGATGGTGGTCGCGAATTATTAAGCTGGCAGGAAGCTACAAACTTTTCTCAGTTTGCCGGGAATATAGGCGGAGGTGCGGGACACGCAATTAACTTTCATGATGGCATCGCCGGAAATCAGCCAGGATTTTCACGATTTAATTTCACCAGTAACTCTGTGGGTGATGGTGTGAATTTTGTTGCTGTCAGACCGCGAAATATTGCATTTAACTTTCTGGTGAGGGCTAAATAATGAAACCTGTTTTTGATGAAAATGGGCTGGCTACAGTGCCTGGCGATATGCGTTGTTTTTATTATGATGCTGAAACATCTGAGTATACGGGCTGGTCTGATGAATATATTAATACTGGCGTAAGTATGCCCGCCTGTTCCACTGGTATTGACCCTGGCGAAAACATTCCGGGAAGAGTGGCAGTATTTACAGGTAAGGGATGGAGCCATGAAGAAGACCATCGCAATGAGACTGTTTACTCAATCGAAAATGGTGCTGCTGTTACAGTGAATTATATCGGTGCCATCAAAAACGGTTATGTCACGCTTTCACCGTTAACGCCATATGATAAATGGGATGGTGAGAAATGGGTGACAGATACTGAGGCACAACACGGTGCCGCAGTAGAAGCGGCAGAAGCACAGCGCCAGTCACTGATTGATGCTGCAATGGCTTCCATCAGTCTGATTCAGCTGAAATTACAGGCCGGGCGGAAGCTGACGCAGGCAGAAACCACCCGGCTTAACGCCGTGCTTGATTACATTGACGCGGTGACGGCAACAGATACGAGCACCGCGCCGGATGTCATCTGGCCTGAACTGCCGGAGGCGTAGGCCATTCAATATCTGGAGCACTGGAGGTATCAACCAGTTCCAGTGCGTCCAGATAATCCAGCCACAAATTATATTGCGCCAGTTCCTCACCTTTCAGACGACCAATAGCCGCTTTACCAGGCCATTGCTTGGTATTTATATATTCGTTGGACTGATTAATCAATTGCTGTTTTTTCAATTCGGCTGCGGCAATCTGTTCCTCATGCGTTGGTGGTGGAATTTCAGACCATGCAGGAAAACCATTTTCCCCAGCGATACGGATTTTTCCTTTCGGCGGTAATCCGGAAAACTCAATATACACCTGCTCATCAACTTCAACAGCATCATCTGGCCATGAATTTACATTGATGTAGTCATCCTTAAGCGCAGGATTCACAAAAATATTTAAAGATGGACTAAAAAACACATCACCCTCCTATAGCAACATAACAGCCCGATACAGGATTTGCGGCAGTCGCTACGCTGGAAAAACCACGAAAGCCGCTTTTTGTGATTGCGGAAGCAGATAGTATTCCGGCACCCGAAGGTGTATGCCCCACGTGGCTGGCAACCATCACGTAGCACGCCGACGGAAAAGCGAAAGGGAAATTGTTTAAATATCCCGCATCATCCCCCAGACTTCCCCCAAACTGCCCCACTCCCCACTGGATAATAAGTGGTCTCCGAACGCCAGAAATAATTAATGGAATTGCTACATACCCATTCACCAACATAGCGCCGGTTGTTGCGCCAGCCAGAGCCAATTCCCCCAAACCAAGGTATGTGAGAAGACCAGCTACATCCTTTCCACTCAAATTGGTAAGCGTATTGTCCAGCGGTTGTTTACCTGCCAGCGCATTAAGCATTGTCGTGGCAAAGTTCGGATCATTCCCCAGTGCCGCCGCCAGTTCGTTCAGTGTATCCAGTGCAGCAGGTGCAGAACCCACCATTCCTGCAATCGCCGATTTCACAAAAGCCGTAGTGGCAATCTGTGTATTGTTGACCGACTGCGCCGCCGTGGGGGCTGTTGGCGTTCCGGTGAGTGCCGGACTCGACAACGGTGCTTTTAGTGCCAGCGCATTGTTAATGGTGGTACTGAAATTCGGATCATTGTTAATGGCTGCGGCTATTTCTTTCAGCGTGTCCAGCGTGGCTGGCGCACCATTAATAAGGGCCGTCAGTGCCGCCTGTACAAACGCAGTGGTCGCAACCTGCGTGGTATTATTTCCCGCCGCTGGCGTTGGCGCTTTGGGGGTTCCGGTAAATGTCGGGCTGGCTTTTGGCGCGTACTGTAAATGCGGGTCCGGTGCGGCAAGATGTTTTGCCATCTGATCATCCGCGTACACCTTCAGCTCCAGTGCCTTGTCATCCACATACTTGCGGGTTGCCAGCACTACAGCAGGGTCGATTTTCAGGGTGATATTGTCCGTGCTGCTGGTAATCAGCACCATGCGCACGGTCTGAGTGCGCCCGCTACCTTCAGCCAGTTGCGGCTTATAGCTTTCCGGGCAGTTGCCCACGGCAATCAACGCCCCGGACTCATCAAACAAGCCCACTTCACGTATCCACCAACCGCCCTCGTTTTCAGGGATCACCTGTTCGGCAATAATCTGGCTGCTGTTCTGCGGGTCGATATAAAGCATATTCAGCGCAGCCCGGCGTTTCTCATTTACCAGTGCCGTCTGCTTTGCGTCCGGCGTTGGCAATACTCCACCGCCATCGCCCACCGCCATATGGGTAATTTTTAGCGGCACACCGAGCGCGGCGGCGCTGGCAAGTTTCGCCGCGCCAATATCCGTCAGCAGGGTATAAAATTTTGTGCTCATGGATTCACTCTCATTGTGTCAATAACATGGACCGCCCCGCCTTCATGCGCGGTGCCACCGGAAATAATCGTTTCGTTGATATACGGATAGATCGTGATTTCTTCGCCAAGATAGCTGGCGGCTCCCACCCAATGCGGGCCGCTGGTCTGCAGATTGATGGACATGCCGATCATGTGGCGGCTACATGGTTTGGCATCGCTTATCAGTCGCTCAAGTTCCAGATAGGTATCTTCAGTGATGCCCTGGTCCTGCACGCCGATATCCAGGCGAAACGTGCCCGGTGTTTCTCCGGTCTGCCACCACTCAATAATGCGGATCAGGAATCCGAACGGCTCCACCACCCGCCGCACGGCACTGGTGGTCCCTTTATGCTGATGAATATAAAAAGCATCCTTCACCACCTGGCGCTTGACGCTTTCTGTCCAGCCCTCGTCCCAGCGATCCACAGAGAACGCCCAGGCGAGATAAGGCAGGAAACTGACCGGACAGGTTGCCGGATTCCACAAGTCACGAAGCGGCACCTGCAGATCAGAAATCCCGCTGCAGGTTTGCGCCAGTCGGCGCTCCAGTGGTGTTGAACCCGGTGGCAGCAGACTATTCATCCGTTCCTCCGTTGGTTACGCTCCACTGCGTACATGATGCCGCCTGTGTTTTGTTCAGGACCACATCCGCCAAAGGAGAAGCCAGCTCCACACGCTGCACCCCCTCAACATGCAGGGCGGCAAAGATGGCGCTACGGCGAATATCCCGACCAAGACGCGTCTGACTGGCGATGTACTTCTGCAGGCTGGCTTTTGCCGCTGCCATTACCGGCTCTGCTTCCGGTCCAGGATAGAGAAAAATGGTGGCTTCCACGCGATACGGGATGATTTCTGCGCTGCGAACCGTAAGACGGTCAGCCACCGGGCGGACGTTCTCACTGTTCAGAGCTTTTTCCACCACGTCCAGCAGGTCTTTTTCTGCAGTTCCATCGCCTTCGCGGCTAAGGACAGTCAGCACCACCTCTGCAGGTGCCGGGCTGGTTGCACTGGCATCCGCCACCCGACCGTCGGCGCTTCGGGCATGAAATTCATAAGCTGCAGTTGGCCCCGCAACAGAAAGCCCTTCAAAGGCTGCAGGCACACGCAGGCGCAACGCTTCATCGCTTTCCATCACAGCTGCAACGGGCGGCACAGCATCATTATCAGCAGGCGTCACCGTCAGGCGTGTCACGTTGTAGTTGGCAGCGAGCTGGTCAAGATCGCCGCCCATCGCGTAAGCCACCATCACCGCCTGCGCGGCTTCGTTAATGCGCTGGCGCAGAAGCAACTCACGGTAAGCGTTCTCCTGCAACAATTTAGTGGCGGGTTCAGATTCCAGTTCCAGCGTGCGGATCACTGCTTCCTGCTCATCTTTCGGATGAAGCGCCACAAATTCTGCCTTGCGTTCGGCAAGCAGCGTCTCAAAGTCCGGCACATCCACAATCTGCGGTGCAGGCAACTGCGAAAGGTCAATCACTGCCATTCTCTGCTCCTGTTGATACGGAAAGGGACACAGGCACACCGTTATTCCGCCGCCCGGTCAGCTCCACCACCATTGAACCGTCAAAATTGCTGTTGATGGTGATGGAATCCAGCGTCAACCGTGGCTCCCAGCGACTCAGCGCCACATACACTGCCGACATGACCTGCAGGCGTAATGCCGGATTTTGTGGCTGATCTATCAGTGCCGACAGCAGGGAACCATATTCCCGGCGGGCAATACGGCTACCCTGCGGTGTCAGCAGAATGTCCCGCACCGACTGGCGCAGATGATCAATATCAGTAATGACTTTGCCGCTGGTATTATTCATCCCGCTATAAAGCGTCATACCGGGCCTCCGGTTGTATCGCCGCCTTTCAGGACGCCAGTATGCTGATGCGCATCAACCACGATCCCGTTAGAACTCATCGCTCCGCCGCCCTGGGTAACGCCACCATTGATCACCACTTCGCTGTTAATGCGCGTGCGGTCAGCCTCCAGTACAAACTCACTGGTTTTCATGGTGATGTTGTCAGCAGCCTCAATGACCATTGATTTGATGCCCCTGACATACCAGCGCCCGGTGGCGGGTTCGTATTCAAACCAGCCACCGTCAGGATGTTCTGTCACGCAGGCGTCCGCCGACGTCGACGGTGGTGCGAACTGATTCGAATAGATGGCGGGCAGCGCAAACGCGGTTTCCAGATTGCCGCCCATGCTCAGCACCACCACCTGCTCATCTGGCGACGGGCACCACCATGTACGGGCACCAGCGGCGCGTAGCGTCAGCCAGTTAATCCAGTTGGTTTCAAGCTCGCCTACCTTCACCCGGCACAGCCATTTGTTCCGGTCCACTTCGGTCACAATGCCGGTGCGGATCAGATTGGTGATAAGGCGCATAATTTCTGTGAGTTGTGCGTTCATGGTTGCAGTTTGCATGAAATCAAAAGAAAATAGTGATTTTCAAATTGTATGAAGGGTCTTACAATCCAATGAATTACAATGAAGAGCTAACCTCATATCTTAATTATTTAGTGGATCTTGAAAAATCCCCTAATTTCGCAGTAATGATTGACGGCGAATGGGGAAGCGGGAAAACATGGTTTGTCCGTAAATTAATGAATGAAGAATCACTAAAAGGGAAAGTTAAGCCATTAATGATCTCATTATATGGAATAAAATCCACCGAACAAATTGACGAAATAATTTTCAAGCAAATGCATCCCTTCCTTTCATCTAAAGGCATGTTGCTTGCTGGCACACTAACTAAGGCACTAATTAAAGGCACACTTAAGATTGATTTAAGTGATTCATTCGTTACAAGTGTAGAGGGCTCCCCAGAACTACCCAACGTAAGCATTAAAGACTTTTACTACTCACCAGAAAACACCATATTGATATTTGATGATCTTGAACGCTGCGAATTAGATTGGAATTCTATATTTGGTTATATAAATAATTTCGTTGAAGAAAAAGAATGCAAGGTTTTGATTATCGCCAATGAGAGAGAAATATTAAACCCCGCTAGAAATAAAAATCATGATGGTATTTATTTAGATGCAAAAGAAAAAGTTATAGGTATAACTTTCAAATATCAACCTCAACATTCTCACGCCTACGAATATTTTCTAAAAAATATAACTAGCGAACTCAACACCATTCTGAACATAAAAAATATTGAGAGCTTACTCACTCTTTCAGAGTGTAATAACATTAGATTAATTGAAAGGCAAATTTCTTTTTTTGAAAGAATATTCAAAATATTACCAGCACAGTTTCAGCAAAATTCAGATTTGACACTCAGATTATATCAATTACATTTTATACTCTATTTTGAATCTAATAAAATAAAACGAACCGTTTCTGACTTGTTAACATATAAAATAGATGATGATAATAAATACACATCCAATTTAATTGAAAAATATGGTACAACTTATTTGTCAAATTTAATCTTAGACGAGGATACCTGGATCGATATAATTGACAATCAGAAAATCAATCAAGAAAAAATAATATCTGAATTAATAACATTCGTCAGTGTTTCTAATAAAACAATTGAGCCATGGACACAACTTTGGAATTATGATCGATTAAAATACACAGAATTTGAGGAAAATTACAATTCAACACTTCATACGCTTATTAATTTTGAAATATTGAACGAGCATGTTCTTAAGCATATTTACGGATTATTACTTCATTTATCCAGAGAACATATAAAACCCATCAACGAACACTATTTAACAAACTTAGCCCACTCTGCTGTTGATATTTTAGCAGAAAAAGGAATGATACAAACTAGTTATGAAATTTTTGATGAAGACATTAAGGATGAGCGATGGAGAGGATTAACTTTTCATTGCAAAGAAACTAGGGAATTCAAGGAGCTTGTTAATTACATAGAACAAAAGAAAAATGTATTAATTGCATATCAACTTAGCCAAGACGCTCAAAAGATATTCAAATTAATACAGTCCGGAAATCATGAATATTACGCACATCTAAATTTCAACAACAAAGATATTTATTCATTTCACGACAAACCAGTTCTTTATTTTGGTGATGCTGAACAACTAACAAAAATACTGATAGACTCAACCGAGATGCATTTCTTTGGCTATGCTATAAAAAACCGATACAACAACACCCCTTATCTAAAAGAGCTTTCTGCAGAGCGTTTTTTCCACCGCGAGCTAATTAGAAAGCTAATTGAAAAGAAAACTCAAATAAACTCAAATATATTATCATTACAAATCGATGAGCTCATAAATGATTGTTTAACTCCCGCAATAGATAAATTAAAGCAAAGCATTGAAAATTAAAATAAAGCCCAGATCGCCACTGGGCAACAATATACGCAAGTTATGAAATACAATATATCAAAAATCTCTCAACTTCTTTTTTAATAGGCTCATTAATACCTAGCAAGCATCGTCTGGAATAATGAACTATCGGCCCACGTTTACTGACACGATCACGCAGTCCATAATGGTGAACACGGGCAATGCGCTGCACCTTACCTTCAAACTGCACGCTGGCAGAATCGGCGCTGGCGGCAGTTTTCAGGTATTTTGTGGTGCGCAGCTTCGCAAACATCTGACGTTTGATGCGGCCTTTTTTACTGCGCGCTGTTACCCGTCGCGGCTCATAACTACTGCCATCTGGATTGCGCTGCATCCTGATGTTTTGCTGCTGTGTCCGGCGCAGCTCCTGTGCCAGTTGGCGCATCATGCGACTTCTTGCAGCTGGCTCCAGATTCGCCAGTAAGGCACTCAGCCAGTCGTCCACTTTCTGCAATTCAGCCACGTTTCACCGTCCACATTTCTTCAGGTTCATCGGGTTCCGTTATCGCTTCAACGCTCGACACACTGCCGTCAGTGCTGACCAGCACACGCTCCGTCAGTTGCAGGTTCAGGCTGATATCACAGACATCATTGCGCAGAATATCCACCTCAAAGGTGAATAACTTTTCCCGTAACGCCGGGTTATTGATGGCATCGGGCTGGTTATCCCGCAGCCACAGCAAAACCGGGGCCATCAACAGATTCTGGTCGCCGCTGAAATCCTCAACCACCACGTTCAGGGTGTAACGATACTCCCATGACATGGAGCTGGCCCCTGTAGCAACCAGCGAACCGTTATCCACAAACAGATGCAGTTTGTCCGGGTTATTGCGGACATAAGGCACCGCTTTATTGAGGGCGTGGCGCAGGGATTGTGGTTTGTTCACTGTTTCGCTCCTGACACGCAATAATCATGTCCACTTTATCTGCACAGACCGCCCAAGCGGCTTCCGTTTCATCCAGCAATGCGCTCAGATCACCGTTAGTGTGCGGCGCGGCCTGATCCAGCCGACACGGCGTCACTCGCGGACAACCACTGACGGTAAGCTGCACCTCCGGTGAATGCTGGACGTTTTCGCAGCCGGATAATGTCAGCAGGCAAAGGAGTATCAGCCCAGCGGCGTAAATCCTCGTTCTCACGTTTCAGTTCCTCAATCCGGTGTTGTCGTTGTCTCAGCAGTGCACTGGTCTGTTCTGCTTCGGCATAGAGCCGCGCCTGCTCCCGGTTGTTAGTTTCAGTCAGAATGGACAGGCTGATAAGCTGGTTGTTGCTCTTTGCCAGCGCCTGGCTTTTGCTCTGCAGCTCGTCTGCCTGCGTGCTGATGGTCTGGCTGGCATCAGCCAGCCGCCACGTCTGCCAGCCCAGCGCCGCCAGTAATAACGCCAGCACACCCAGCAGCAACCGGTTCATGCTGCTACCTGTTGCGCCATCTGATTACGGGTGATCCAGAAGGCAATAACGGTCAGTAGATAAAAGACCAGGGTAATAGCCCACCCCGTCCAGGCGAGACTTACAACAATCAGCAATCGCATCACCCAACTGGTAAATACGTTTTCTTTTCGGGTAATTGTCTTCAGCAAAGATGCCCTTAACTCCTGCCAGAGCGGGCCATTCTTAATTAACGCAGCCAGTGCTACCGGAATTACCGCCCATGTCAGCAAACAGGCTACCCAAACGCCGGACGCTGCCAGTACCGGAAAAATCCCCTGCGGATACACCATTGCTGCGATTAACAGCGCCATCCATAACATCAGAAACAGTCCGCTGATTAATTTCTTTTTCATTTCAGTTTGCTCCCTGTAAACACCAGGCCATCTCCCGCGCACGGCGGTTATCCAGCCCCTGATTAAAAACACCTTTCACATAAACCCAGCGCGGCAACTGTCGGCATGCATCCGCCCAGCGCCGCTGATTGAGCAATTTCACCAGCGTGGAACTACAGGCATTGCCCGTCCCCACGTTGAAGGCAAACGACACCGTAGCGTCATACACCTTCTGCGGCGGCTGTTGCTTCACACACCTTTCCAGCGCCCGCTCCACTCGTAGCACGTTGGAGATCAGCCCTTCAGCTGCCTGTCGTTCCGTAATAATTTTGCCGGGAATGACGCCCGACGTATTACCAATGCCGTCGGTCCAGACACCCGCGCTGCACTGATACGGCTGCAGACGACAGCCTTCATAATCGGCGATCAGTTTCAGTCCCTCCTCGGAGGTGTGAAGCTGCTGAAACCCCGGCAGCGTGGCAGCAATAGCCAGCACGGCCCCGACAAGGCAGCGTTTAACGATTGATGGATTCATAGTCCTCCCGCGAGATCTGCCCGTCGCGCAGAAGCTGGTAGGCTTTGTGTTTGTAGTACCAGTTGATAGCCAGCATCAGCACACCGATCATCAGGCCGCCCAGCGTTGAGGCATCCTTGATGGACAAATCGCCCAGCCAGGCCAGCACGACGGCGATGCAATACGTGATAAAGGCGCTGATTCGCTCAAGCGTCATAATTCAGTCCCATAGCTGGACGGTCTGCACGGTGGTGGTTGTCGGAATGTCCGGCAGCTCCACCTGCAGCCCGTGAGGTAAAAAGGGGACGTATTCGGCAAGCCCCGGATTTGCCTTCAGTACCTGCTCCGTGACACCCTGCGTGCGCCCGTAATGACGCCAGCAAAGTGCGTCCACCGTGTCATACTGATGCGCACGCACTTTCATCAGATAAGCTCCACTGTGCAGTGCGGCGCATCCTGCACCCGGCTGATGGCCCAGCGGGCGTCACGCCATAAATCACCGCTTGCTTCCGCCAGTTCCTCGCCTCGCTTCGCACCGGATGCCGTGGCGTCATAGTCCTGGTAACGTTCGTTGAGCATGGCGCGTGCCCAGCAATAAACCGCGTTGAAATAGTGCTGAATGCGCTCGCTTTTGCCGTCCAGTTGTTCCGCCGGGACTTCTGCCAGCGAGGCATACCCCAGCATCTGCTGGCGTCTGCGAAACTCATACAGCTCTGCGTTGACCTCCGAAATTGCCGACAGGGCAACCTGTTTTAAACGCAGCTGCGTCACCGTGCCGTCAGTGCGCATCACACTGCGAAACTCCGACAGGTCCACATCAGGCCAGAACGGCGTATTCCTGATGATTTCCGCCTGTTCCGGTGCCTGTTCTGGCGCAACAAACTTCATGCTGCTTTCTCCTGAAATAGAGGGCGGTGGACGGGGTTTTGATGTGGCAGTGCCTTTCGCCACCCCGTGCCGCCCGTGCGCGGGGGCACGTTCTGTCAGCGGCTGTCATTGCGCAGTCTGCGCTCCAGCTGCTGTTTGTCTTTTTTCACGCCACAGCGGGGATCGAGCTGTAACGCATGGTTGAGATGATTAAGGGCAGACGCCGGATTTCTTTCACTCAGGACAGCGCCAATCGCTTTATGCAGACGCGCCCGTGACTGGTCCGGCATATCCATACCGTCTGTCAGCTCCAGGGTCTGCAGCAACAGATCGGCATCAAAGCCGGTGGCGGCAAGCATTGCGCTCTGGGCTGCATCTGCCATTTCCTCTGCCAGCACGGTCTGCACGTTGCGGTTACCTAACGGCATCACCCAGCCATGACGCAGGGCGTGACGCCCGATCTCCAGCGCCCCGGCATAATCTCCGGCATCAATGCGCCACAGCATCACGTACATCAGCACGTCATCCTGTTGAGCGCCTCCGGCAGCCAGGACACCCTCCGCCCAAGCGGCGTACTTCGGCAGCAGCTCCACCTTGATTTCCGCTTTTTTGACCGTGGACTGAACGCCCTTGAGACGGCGGCGGTCTTCCGCCAGTTGCAGCAGCATCAGGTCATAGCCCGACGCGTGGCGAACGCTGCCGCCCTCGCGGGCGGCCTGTTCAGCCTGAACGCGCAGGCGATGCTGCCGTGCGGGACTCAGGCTCATGAATTACGCTCCGGTTTCTGCTGCTGCGGCGCTGAAGTCGCCAATCTGGATGTTTTCCACCAGTGCGGCGCAGCGGTAGTCCTCAACCACATAGGCTTCGTTAACGGATTCAAAGTTTTCAATCCGGTCACGTTTCGGGTTGTCGATAACTGAGCGGCGGCGGGTGTCTTCCTGCCAGTAGATGGACAGGTTATCCAGACGGGTGATCAGCAGTGCATTCGGCGGGAAGAACGGCGCACGCACGGCCTGCAGGCCACCCATGCGTTTCTGACTGATGATCATATCGGCAGCCAGTTTTTCACTGTTTTCCTGCTCTTTGTTGACCAGCGGGAAATACTTGTCAGACAGCAGTTCACGACCGCAAATCACCACCAGATCGTCATCGTCCTGGTAGACCACATCGATAAGCTCATTGACGGCATCCATCACCACGGCGTCCAGGTTGGCATATTCGCCACCTTTCCCGACTTTCACCGCACCCGGTGTGGTTTCACCGCCCGTGGTGGTGCTGCCCATGACGTGATCCGGTGCATCTTCACGGATTTTCTGCAGCCAGCCTTTGTTCACATCCTGCAGCAGCGGGTTATCGCTACGGTTGGAGGTTTTCGCACGCTTCACGCCGTTAAAGCCGATCATGATGCGGTCCAGTGCCTGACGTTTCACGATGGCGTCACGGATGCGCACCTGGAAATCCTGAAACTTCGCCCACAGGTCCAGCTTCGCGTAGGTCAGCACCGTGTCAAAGTTGGTCTGCTCGCATTTGTATTCCACATCGACCATCAGCGTCGGATCGACAGGTTCACGCTCTTTCGCGGTGGTGTCAGTGGTTCCGGCAATGGTGCTGCCAACTCCCAGCCCCAGCAGCTGACCGGACTGCTCAGTCACTGGCGTGACGTTAATCAGCGTCAGGAAAGCGGCGGACTGCTGGATCTGGTCTTCCAGCGTCTGCTGTACAGACGGCTCCACGGTGAACTTGCTGGACAGTTCTTCAACTGCCACACCGTTCAGACGCGCCAGCTGCTGCAGGTAAGCGTTAAAAGCAAAGCGGGTATTCTTCTTCATCAGGTTTTGTGCTCCATCAGCAATTGGTCAGAGTGTCAGCGGGGGCGTTACCGCCTGTTGCACGCTGGCGGTAGTCCTGGCGGCTGTCTTCATGACTCAGCTTGTCCACCAGTTCGTTAAAGGCGGTTTGCTGTGCCTGCAGGGCAGTCTCCAGCGCAGACAGGCGTTCTTCCTGCTCAGACAGGGATTTTTCGGTGCGTGCGCTCAGGTTCTGCTGCTCAGTGGCGACCAGCTCCACGGCCTTATGCACATCAGAGAACCGGGCGTCATCGGACTGCTCTTTTTTGGTAAACAGCGCCGTGACGCGGGCAAACAGGGACGGTTTGTCGTCCTGGACTTCTTCCAGTTCGATCACCGTTTCCTCTGCGGCGGTAAAGAGATTGGCGGGATTCTGCTTGCGGTTTGCCAGCGGGTTATGGGCTGCACTGGCGCTGAATGTCAGCATTTCAGTGCCCAGACTGGCAGGGTCATCAGTGGCAGCCAGGCCGACCAGGTAGGCTTTGCCCGTATCAGCGAACTTCGGGCTGACTTCCATAGAGGTGAATAATTTCTGGCCTTTTTTCACCAGTTCCACCAGGGACTCCGTTGGCTCAACGTCAGCATACAGCGCCATCTTGCCTGCCAGCGGACCTTCCGTGATTTCTTCAGCAAACAGCGCCGTCACCTTGCCGTAGCGGTTAAAGGTGCTGTCCGGCAGATAAGACTTGATGTGCTCAAGGTTAATCAGCGCGGTATACACCGCCGGGTTATAGCTGGCTGCCATCTGTTCCAGCCATTCACGCTGGATTTCGCGTCCGTCGGTGGTGGCACCTTCCACCCCGATGCGAAAACGCTTTGCTTTCACTGTCATGAGCCGTGCTCCGTTAGAAAAAACTTACTGGAGCCTTATGGTTGCGGTGATGGGGGCAGTGAAACAATGCGCGGTATTTGTACCGACAACCACACAAACCGCAGGCGGGGAAAGCCTTCATTCAAGGCTGTAGGTTTGTGCCATGAACACCACACTGACACCCGCAGATCTCGATCCCCGTCGGCAGGCCATGCTGCTGTACTTTCAGGGATACCGCGTAGCCCGCATTGCTGAAATGCTGGGCGAGAAAGTTGCAACCGTTCACAGCTGGAAAAAACGCGACAAGTGGGGTGACTATGGGCCGCTGGATCAGATGCAGCTCACCACCGCCGCACGCTACTGCCAGCTCATTATGAAGGAGCACAAAGAAGGGAAAGATTTCAAAGAGATTGACCTGCTGGCGCGCCAGTCGGAGCGCCATGCGCGGATCGGCAAGTTTAACAATGGCGGCAACGAAGCCGACTTAAACCCTAACGTCGCCAACCGCAACAAAGGCCCGCGCCGTCAGCCGGAAAAGAACGTTTTCACCGATGAACAGATTGAGAAGTTGGAAGAAATCTTCCATTCCTCCATGTTCAACTACCAGCGCCACTGGTGGGAAGCCGGAAAAACCAACCGCATCCGCAACCTGCTGAAGTCACGCCAGATCGGTGCGACCTTCTATTTTGCCCGTGAAGCCCTGATTGACGCCCTGCTAACCGGGCGTAACCAGATTTTCCTTTCCGCCAGCAAGGCTCAGGCCCACGTCTTTAAGCAGTACATCATCGACTTCGCCAAAGAAGTGGAGGTGGAGCTGAAAGGCGATCCGATGGTGCTTCCTAACGGGGCCACGCTGTACTTCCTCGGCACCAATGCCCGCACGGCCCAGAGTTACCACGGCAACCTGTATCTGGATGAATATTTCTGGATACCGAAATTCCAGGAGCTGCGCAAAGTGGCTTCCGGTATGGCTATTCACAAAAAATGGCGACAAACCTATTTTTCCACGCCATCCAGCCTGACACACAGTGCTTATCCGTTCTGGTCCGGTGCGCTGTTCAACCGAGGGCGCAACAAAGCCGATAAGGTGGACATCGACCTGTCCCACAGCAATCTGGCCCCCGGCCTGCTGTGCGCAGACGGGCAGTACCGCCAGATAGTCACTGTGGAAGATGCGGTGCGCGGCGGCTGTAACCTGTTCGACCTCGACCAGTTGCGCATGGAGTACAGCCCGGACGAATACCAGAACCTGCTGATGTGTGAGTTCGTGGACGATCTCGCGTCTGTGTTCCCACTCAGCGAGCTGCAGGCGTGCATGGTGGACAGTTGGGAAGTCTGGACCGACTTTCATGCACTGGCCCTGCGCCCGTTTGGCTGGCGCGAAGTGTGGATCGGATATGACCCGGCGAAAGGTACGCAGAACGGCGACAGCGCCGGATGCGTGGTGGTGGCGCCGCCAGCCGTGCCGGGCGGTAAGTTCCGCATTCTTGAGCGTCACCAGTGGCGCGGAATGGACTTCCGCGCCCAGGCTGACGCCATCAAAAAACTGACCGAACAGTACAACGTGACCTATATCGGTATCGACTCAACCGGCGTTGGTCACGGGGTTTACGAGAACGTGAAAGCGTTTTTTCCTGCCGTCCGGGAGTTTGTCTACAACCCCAACGTTAAAAACGCCCTGGTACTCAAGGCCTACGACATTATCAGCCACCGCCGTCTGGAGTTTGACGCCGGACACACCGACATAGCGCAGTCCTTTATGGCAATCCGTCGCGCCACCACCGCCAGTGGCAACCGCCCGACCTATGAAGCCAGCCGCAGCGAAGAAGCCAGCCACGCCGATCTGGCCTGGGCAACGATGCACGCACTGTTTAACGAACCGCTGCAGGGCGAATCCGCCAATACCAGCAATATTGTGGAGATTTTTTGATGGGAAAGAGTAAGAAGAACCGCGCTGCGGCGACGAAACAGATCCAGCTTAAAAGTCAAACTACAGCCGAAGCATTCAGCTTCGGCGATCCCGTTCCTGTTCTGGACCGCCGAGAACTGCTGGATTATGTGGAATGCGTACAGATGGACCGTTGGTATGAGCCGCCCGTCAGCTTTGACGGACTGGCGCGCACCTTCCGCGCCGCCGTGCATCACAGTTCCCCGATTGCAGTAAAGTGCAACATTCTGACCAGTACCTATATCCCTCATCCGCTGCTCAGCCAGCAGGCTTTTTCGCGTTTTGTGCAGGACTATCTGGTATTTGGTAACGCCTACCTGGAGAAACGCACGAACCGATTCGGTGAAGTTATCGCTCTTGAGCCTGCGCTTGCAAAATACACCCGACGCGGATTAGACCTGGATACCTACTGGTTTATGCAATACGGTATGACAACCCAGCCGTATCAGTTCACGAAAGGCAGCATTTTTCATCTGATGGAACCGGATATTAATCAGGAGATCTACGGCCTGCCCGGCTATCTTTCTGCCATCCCATCCGCTTTGCTCAACGAGTCCGCCACGCTGTTCCGCCGCAAGTATTACATTAACGGCAGTCATGCAGGCTTCATCATGTACATGACCGATGCGGCGCAGAACCAGGAGGATGTGAACAACCTCCGCAACGCGATGAAAAGCGCCAAAGGTCCAGGCAATTTCCGCAACCTGTTTATGTACTCACCTAATGGCAAAAAGGATGGGCTTCAGATCATTCCTCTGTCAGAAGTTGCGGCGAAGGATGAGTTTCTGAATATCAAAAATGTCAGCCGCGATGACATGATGGCTGCGCACCGCGTACCACCGCAAATGATGGGGATTATACCTAATAATGTTGGAGGATTTGGGGATGTGGAAAAGGCTAGCTGTGTGTTTGTGAGGAATGAGCTAATACCATTACAGGAAAGAATAAAAGGATTAAATAGTTGGTCTAATGAGAATATAATCCAATTCAAACCGTATACACTTGAATTCTAAGATAATGGGCGCCTACATAGGCGCCATTATCTATAATAAAGACATGAATTAATTTGGCAACTCCAAATCATCCTTTAGATCTTTGATATCTTGATGTTGCAACCATATTAGGAAGCCTTTATCAACAACATTCAGTTTCCTATTTGTTTGGTCATAATCCAAAATAATAGGCATTATATTTTTCTTTATTTGCAAAGACGCCGTTGATTGTAACGACTGAGTAACATTACCCAGGTTTAACTTCTCCCCTCTTGGATGTACACTTTGTAATATTGCCCTTATATCTTTAAATTTCAAACCTAATTCAAGTTCACTAATGGTTGATGAAAGGACAGGATATAAAATCCATTTATGCATTTGAAGTTCAGTATCTTGAAATCCATCTGAAAAATTAATAAGGAAAGAATTGTAACGAGCCGATTGGTCATTAACAATTTTTGCAATGATATCCTTTCCATCCAAACCAGCTCCAATAGTTCTTTTTGTTTGCTGAGTCTCTGATATTCCGCATTCAATACACGCACGCCTACATGCTTCTTGCACTAAATAAATACTATTGAGACAGTGTGTTACTACATCTGCTTTGAAAGTTGGATCAAAATCAATGTTAAGGAGTAAACCTCCTTTATCAATTGCCATCTCCAGTTCAGAATCTTGCCATTTGTCTGCGTTAACAGAAATAATCCTGCCAGTTAAGTCACCATTGTAAACAATGAGCCGATTATCTTCTAGCCAAACTCCAACAATTACAAAAATAATGCTTGATGTTTCATGAAAGGCTTTTAATGCGATCGAAAAATCTCTTTGAGTTTCGAAAGGCATATAATGAAAATCCTCAAGAACGATAATCTTCTTGAAATTTATAGATTTTAAAGCCGCTATAACATCATTAACATCATCAACATCAATTTCTAAAGGCGCGGTTACTTGTTCATGAGATTTCGTATCTTCGATCTCGCCTCCGGCACTCGCCACAAAACCCAAAATAGAAGTTTTTATTGATGCGATTATTTTATTTTTCCCCGTAATACCTTTCTTGGTAGACTGAGTTATTTCGAATCCAGCTCTTTTTAAAATACTTGCATTCAATTCAGATACATCAGAACGATTCGAACACTGCACCAAAATATAATCATCAGAATTAATACAGTGTTTTCTTACGCAAGTCTTACCCTGCTTTGAACTGCCGTAAATAACAATATGTTTCTTTGCTTGTAATTCCTGTTTAAGTTTGAAATCAACATCAGGTCTTTCAATGTAATTAAGTGGCAAATCTCTTGAGAGCCCAAAGATATCATTCGTATCAAAAATTTCCATTTTAATATTCTCAACGTTCAGAATTTGCTACTAAACATATAATGCTCCGCGTTTTTTTGCAACTTGTCTCGAATATTTATATGAGATTGTTCTCATATAAATTAACCAGCGCGCGCTCGTATCCCCGCCACGCCTGCCCGCTTTATGTAGTTGTTTTCATGCACCTGCATGCTCTACGCAAAAGCCCGCCAGTTCTGGTGGGCCTTAGCAATAACGATCCTCAAACGATCATGCAATCTCATGCAGTATAGGCATGCACAACAACTTACCTTAAGAAAAAACATCTGATATGCCCAACTGTTTCGTCTCTTTTCCAGTAGCTTGCTATGGCTTATCTTTAATGCAACTGTAATCGTGTATGAAGATACAATCCCTACCAATCATAAAAATGAGGAACACAAAGAATGACTGTGCACAAGCTCTCTGGTGCGTTTTTCCACGATATGCAGGTTGAGTGGCCCTGCCCTAACTGCAATCAGAAAACCCTACAGATCATTAAAGAAAGTTTCGTCTCGTATGACACACATGATACCCGAAAATTCCGCAGTGAAGATTGGTTTGAACTAGAAATGGATTCATCTATTTTCAGTTGCATGGCCCGCTGTTCAAGAATGCAATGTGGTGAAGTTGTGGCCTGTACTGGTAAGAGTGGATGGGAACAAGGTTGGGATGAAGAAAGAAATGATATTGAGTACTATCAATGGCACAGACCTTTCACCTTTTACCCATCACTGCATCCTTTCGAAATACCTGAAAAATGCCCAGAAGAAATTACCGAACCGCTTGAAGCCTCATTTTCCATTTTCCTAATACAGCCTGGCGCAGCAGCAAACCTAATTCGAATTTCAGTTGAAAGAATGCTAACCGCTATGGATGTAGCTGAACGTAATGATAATGGCAAACGCATAACTCTACACCACCGTTTAGGGATGCTACCTGAATTATACGGATCGTTTTCAAGACCTCTTATGGCAATTAAATTTTTAGGAAATGCCGGAAGCCATACCTACGATGAAGTAAAAGTCAAAGACATTGAGGATGCTTTTGAGATTATGGAGTACGTCGTCAATGACTTGTTCTCCGGTCGCAAAGAATCTGTCGAAGTATTGACGAAACGATTAAGTGAAAAATTCAAAGAAAACTGATCAAGATACAGGTGGTTCACTTTTACGGGCAAAATAACCGCTTTACTTTTGAACCACCTAACACCTCGCTACAATCGTTGTTCAGCCTTGCAGATGGTAAAAGCTAGTTTTATCATCCGCAACGTTCTCTAATGCAGCCAGCTGTCGTCTTCCCACACCTTCTGCATAATTTTCATCACTTGTTTTCTTTCTTCGTCCAGTTGCAGTCCGGTCAGTTCCACACCGTTAGAGCTACCTTTGCGGATACGAATTACCGTTTTTGGATACAGGGGGCGCAGATTGCGGTAAAGCTCGGATTCAAGGGCGTCCAGGATAGACTGGCTAATCTTCTGCTCTTTATCGATCATTATTTCAATGCGCATAAAAGTCACCTCAACTGATGACATCCATTGAGCGGTTGTATTCGTGGGTTCTGATTTTTGCCATGAGTTCATCTGTTAGTTCAGAAACCCACTGCAAAGCCAGCCCCTTCTCTTCATCACTACACTCACTAGCCGCTACAAGCTTAAGAAAAAAATCAATGCGCTGGAGCTTCAAAGACTCCAAAAAATAGTCCTGCATTTTTCCTCCTATGACACCACAAGCAATACTGTATACATAACCACTGTTTATATTTACAGTATATAATAATCTTACTGATGTAAAACGTTTTTTTACGTTCATCAGCCTGATATGCCTGGTATTATTAAGAGCACGAATTGTTAATCAGCGTAATTAATACATGTTCCGCCATTTATCATCCTCCTGCAGACGCTGGTTCCGATAGAAGATACGCAGGCCTGCTCCTGACGGAATACTGCCACCGCGAAGGAGCAACTCGACCTCTTTCTCGCTGCCATCAAATCCTCTGGACTTCAATTCATAGACAAGCTGCTGTCGCTGATGGTCTGTAATTCGCTGTTTGTAGTCTTTACGCCGTTTCGGTTTCACCAGGCGTAACCTTGCTGCCAGTTCCCGGCGATCTTTTTTGCTCATACTGTGCAGGTAATCGTGCAACTCCTTGTCATTCATACGGGTAATATCCGTTCTGGAGTCCCCATCAGCTGATTTGTCTTTCCCTTGTTGGTTCAAATTTTCAGCAAGGGGACAGTTATTGCCACGAGTCCAAGGGGCGCAAGTGCCCTGGTCGGCTGCCGCCTCCTGAACGTCAACGGCCTTACGAACCATTTTCCACTTCACTGCATGAGTGCAGATCTTGCCCTCTGCAATGGGTGACCAGATGCCATAAATACGAATACCGTGATCGCCATAGGCGGTTGGCTCTTCGTTGATTTCATAAGCGGTTCTGATGAGGTGATATTTGCGGGGAACCAGTACGCCGCCCTGCTTCATGATGTAGGTGGCAAAACAACCAGCATCAGCAGCAGCCAGGATGGCATCAAGGCGCGGGTTATCCAGTACCGGCGCACCTGCTTTTTTGTCACCCTGTTGCCTTGCCGCCTGACCAGCCAGCAATCGCAGTTCACGGTAAGCCTGACGCCCCGGAATGCCAAAGAAGCGGAATTGCTGAACACGATGCAGAGACGCCCAGGCATTAACGTATTCAGCGTTATCACGCAGGGATTTACCCGTTTCCTTACTGATCTCGCCAGCCAGACCACGCCCGTCAATATTCTTACTGATATATTTCGCAATGTAGCTTGTCGGCGTTCCTTTGCGCGGGTTTATCAGCTCAGACTTAAAGCGTGGCCCCGTGTTATTGCCCAGCTCCTCGCGGTCTTCACGGATGGCAAACTTACGCAACAATGCAGTAATGGCGCGGCGCTCTTTTTTGCGCATGAAACACAACAGGTGCCAGTGAACTGTGCCGTCATGATGCGGCTCAGCCACCCGCACGCCATACCAGCGCAACCCGGCTTTGTGCATAGCCTTACGAAATGCAGCAAACATGCCGACCAGATAATCGCTGCTTTGTCTTACTGTCGCGTTGGTCCAGGTCGGGTTTGGCCTGCCGTTATTTAGCGTGGAATGGAAACGTGACGGACAGGTGATGGTGTAGAAAACGGCGCAGTCACCACGCATTTCCGCGATAAGCTCCAGGCCTTTAACACAGGCCATCATCTCATTGCGGCGATGCGCCGGGTTGCTGCTGCTGGCGTTTACCACATCCTCCATGTTCAGCGTGTCGCCGTCTTCGTTCACCAGTTCATGAGAACGGAAAAACTCCAGCGACTTACGGCGCTGCTCACGTTTATGCATCACGGCTTCATAGCTGACATAGGGAGATGCTTTTTTGCTGACCAGGCTGACAGCACGCAACTGCTCTTCCCGCAATTCGCAACGCATCTTCCATAATTTCCGATACCACCAGTCGGCGCACAGCATACGCGCCAGCGAACCCGGAATGAGTTCATAGGGCACAGGTTTGCGGCGGTTTCTTTTCCGGCGGAGTTGCTCAAACGCAGGCGGTATGACATCCAGTCGCAGGGTTTCTGCAGCCACCTTTTCCCATGTCTTGCGGATTTCTTCTGGCTTAACATCATCGGAGGCGTACAAATCACCACAAGCGGCATCAAGACACATGCTCATATGCGCAGCGACAAGGGTAGACAGGCGTTTCACCTGATCCTGACTCATTTCAGGCAGGATCAGCAGACCGTCCAGCCCTTCATGGCTTGCCATAAAACGAAAAGATGCAGATAGCTGGCTGTCGCGTACATGCTCCAGTCGTTCCAGACATGGCTTAATCGTCTCACGCAAATAGCGGGAATAAGCCTTTGGCCTGCCCAGGCTGCTGAAATATTCAATACGTTGCATCAGCGGCTTGCTGATATGGGAAGGCTGGGCGTTGACGTCGGCCAGAATGACCATGTCCGGATTAAAACGCTGCTGCTCATGCGCCATCTTTGCCCGGCTAATGAGCTTATCCTGCTCCATTTCGCGTTGGACAGGATCACGGGATTCATTAAAGAAATAACGCTCCCAGACCTGATCACTCAGTGCCTCGCGGCGCAGTTGTTCCTGCTCGTTATCAGTAGCGTACAGAGTGATCAGGTTTGAAAGCGCAGAAACCGGCGCAACTTCCGCCGGGTCCAGATAAGGGTTAATGGCCTTTTTCGGGCTGTTCCATGAGAATGCTGCGGCGACCTCGTTAAAGCCGCTGCAGTTGTTCATATCAGCATGGCTCATGCACGCACTCCGTACACGGCAGAACTATCCACGCCACGCGAAGGATCAAATCCCACCCAGCAGCGCGGCCCGGAAACAGCGATGATTTCTGTTGCAGATTTACTCTCACCAGCTGCTACACCGATGCTGCGTTTTGTCTTGATGTAGTGGTGAGTAAAATTGCGATACAGCGAACGGATCAGGGATGTATCACTGTTAGAAACAATGACCGGATGTCCTTCTGATGACCGATGTTCAAGAACGGATGCCAGGTGATACTGGTCATCTTCAGTGAAACCATCAGTGTGATAGCCGGAAAACGTACCGTCATACGGCGGATCGCAATACACCACATCCCCCACCTGCAGCATCGCCAGCGTTTCATCAAAGCTTGCGCAGATAAACGTTGCACGCTGGGCTTTCTCTGCAAATGCGCGAATTTCTTTTTCAGGGAAATACGGATTTTTATAATTACCGTATGGAATGTTGAAATGCCCGCTCTTGTTATAGCGACATAATCCACGGTAACCATGACGATTGAGATACAGGAAATATACCGCTTTCATGAAATCAGTAATTTCAGTGGAGTAATTAAACTCCTGCCTTATGTTGTAATAAGCCACCTCCCTGTTTGCGATCTCAAATAAAACTCTGCCGCGAGATATAAACGATTCACAATCAGCGGCAACCTTTTTATAGAGGTTGATTAAATCAGGATTAATATCCGCAACCAGATAGCTGGGGTAATCCGTCTCCATCATCACAGCACAGGAACCCGCGAAAGGTTCAACCAGTCGCGGGCCAGCAGGAAGGTGTTTTTTCAGTTCGGACATAATGGCGGTTTTATTTCCCGCCCATTTCAGGATGGTGCTCATACAGCACCTCCGTTGTAATGTTTGCCTTTCAGCTCTGCGATTTCCTGACAGGTAATGCAAAGCTGCACACCTGGAATGGCGCGGCGGCGTGCTGGCGGAATTGGCGCTTCACACTCAATGCAAAGCACGCGGGACACGCCCGGCGTTTTGGCACGGGCAGCACGGATATGGCGCTGGCGTTCTTCTTCAACGCGCTGCTGTACGAGATCCATTGCATCAGCCATTAGTGGATCTCCTGCGCTTCGTTCTGGATTGCTTCAGCAGTTACACGCAGTAGTTCTGCTGCTTCGACGTGGTTTAGCTGGCGGGATGTGATATGACACGCCAGGCTATCAAGGCGAGCTGCCATTGCTTCAGCCCTTGCCCGGCGTTCTTCCAGACGAGCCTCTGTCAGTAAAATATTAAGCCCAGCATCATCCGGTCCGGTTTTAGTCGTGAGGGTTTCAATATTACGCATAATCAATTCTCCTGAATTTAGATAAAGGGATACCCGGCGGGTTTACGCCATTAATTTCATTAGTTGGTTAATTCGGCATGGTTAGCCGTCTGGGAAATAAGCTCACCACTGCACGAAAATGATTCATTGCTTTAATCAACTCCCGCTTTTCGTCAGTGGTCAGCTCATTAATGCTGATGCTATGACGTTCAGCTGGAATTTTTGCCATAAAGAATATAGCAGCCAGTGCCCGTTTATTTTGTTCGTTATTGATATCCCGTGGATCACGCATATCTTTAATAAACCGCTCAAGCTCTGACTCAATATTCAGGCCAAATACTTTCGCCCTTAACTCCGCAATGTGATTAAGTCCATTCAGGCGTTCACCGGGGCTTAATGGAACAGTCGCCGCAGCGCTTTCAATAGCCATTTATGCATCCCCACAACACATCTACTAAAAAATTTTTGATATGATCCATTACCAACATATTGATAGCTAGAAGGAATCATCAATGTTGAACCCGGTTGAAAGAGAGCGTATAGAGCAACTTGAAAACGAGATCTCCAGTCTTCGCGATGAGGTTGCTGTTCAACGAATTCTTGTTTCAGGTCTGATCCACTCCTTATTTCGAACTGACTCAGCAAATCAATCAGCATTTTTTGAGCTCCTCCGCGAAGAATTAAACAAACTTCCTTTAGGTTCGGTTAAACAACAAGAATTCACTCATCTGATACAGACACTGATAGATCGTTACCGATAAATATTTCGCCGATAACGTTCAAGAGGTGATGTCTTTATACGCATCACTTCTTGTACTTTTTCACCACGTATAAAGGTTCCATCCTTTAGCGTGAAAAAGTAGCTACCATCGCCCGACAACGACGGATAGCAACTGAGCAAATCATCTTCAGGTACTGAATAATTCTCCCCTCTGTAACGAAAGTGATAAACCACTTCATTTTCTGCCGCATACATTTGGACTTTCTCCGTTTCCTCGTGGTCAATTCAGACAGCAATTCATCTTGTGAACGGCACGGATGCCAGCGTTTACCATCCTCACCCATGATCCAGCCGTGACCGTAGTGCATTGCCGGGCTTTGTTTTACCAGCAGCGATGCAAATGATGGTTCTTTCGTCAGCATAAGCACCTCACAGCAAACCGAATGAAGCACCGAGGCCAGTCACGGTATCAACCGCACTCGCCATCGCAGGATTAGCCTGTAAACGGGCCTGCAATGAAACAGCAGCCAGCGCCATCAGTCGTGTAACAGAGTTAATGCTGCTGATCGCATCACGACGGCCTGCACTGGTTTTTACATCGCCAGAAACCGCACCTGCCGCGACACGCCCTATCTCTGCAGTTGCACTCATGACGTAATGTGGCAGTTTCTCTTTTGCCACCTCATTAATCGGTACACATGGCAGACAATGAATTTGTGCCAGAAAACCATCTACCAGCGTTGAATCTTCAGTCAGATCGGTAAGCAGCCAGATTTCTGGTGCGGTTAATAGATGAGGCTGAGCTGGGTTCAGCTTGTTCCGCAGAATCTGCACATTCATGCCTGCACGTTCTGCCAGTTGCACCAGATTGTGGCGCAGTGCAAATGCACGACAGGCTTCATCAAAATGTGGATGTTTGGAAACTTGGTAATCAAACATGGTCAATGCCTCTGATGTATTTCAGAATCGAACAAACTAAGGTTTAGATTGCATTCTGAAAGCGCATCAACGGTCATGGCTGCTATGTTGATCATCACTTTTTCGCGTTTTTTATCTTTGCGCAAACGGTGACGGATAAGGCGTCCGTCAGCCAACATGTCATTGATGGTATCGATGGACAGCCCTGTCAGCTCGCTATAGCGCTCAATAGTCACATGAGGCGTGGTAAGAGTGATTGAAATGTTAGGTCTCATGATGCAACATTCCTCGTTTAATGATGATTAATCAGGACGAATACGGATCGTTTGTATTTTGTGAACACCATAAACATACGATCGCTCAATGAAATCGTCAAGATAAAAGTTCACTTGGAGTGACCATGAATTTGGAGAAAGGCGGACGAGGCGCTATAGAGCGCATGGTAGAAGCTTATGGATTCAAAACTCGACAGGCGTTGTGCGATCATTTAGGAATCTCTAAAAGTACACTCGCCACACGCTACATGCGTGACTCATTCCCAGCAGAATGGGTAATCCAGTGCGCCCTTGAAACGGGCACCTCGCTTAATTGGCTCACAACCGGACATGGTTCAAAGCAAACTTCAGGTAATACAAATACTATGGAAGTTGCTAAATATGTATTATCTGATGGTGCCTTGCGTGAAGACGGTTTTTATATTTTTGATAAGGGATTTCTACCCTCTACGTTTAAAAAACCTTTTGTCATCACAGATAACAATTCTGAATTTATTTGTGATAAAGAATTTGATGATATACGTGATGGTAAATGGGTAATAAGTATTGATGGCGAAGTAACGATCCGTGACATTACTCGTTTACCCGGTGGAAGAATCTTCGTCGAGGGTGGAAACAGAGCCTTCGAATGTAAGATAGAAGACATTGAAATAATTGGTAAAATTATAAGTTTAACAGTCAAGTATGTTAAATAGTACCGGGAGGAAACTATGCTTGGTAAGGTATTTTTTGTGGTTTTGTCATGTTCTTTGTTATTAAACCCACTAACTACCTATGCTAGAAATTATCCCTGCTCAGGGAAAAAGGGAGGTGTTTCTCACTGTACCTCAGATGGCAAATTCGTTTGCAATGATGGAACTATTAGTAAATCCAAAAAAATCTGTACTAAAAACTCACGATAACTTTTGCTTTTATATCTGCGTCTAAAATAAAAATGAGCCGCAGGTTAACCGCAAAAGTTACATGCTCACATAGCAAAAAGAATAGCCAACTTCATTATGGCTTCAGTGAGATGTATGGTCGTAGGATTTCATACATTGACACTGGTTATACATACAGTAAAAATGCTCTCTACTGGAGGGCATTTTTTATGGCAGTACGAAAACTCACCACAGGGAAATGGCTTTGCGAATGTTACCCCGCCGGACGAAGTGGGCGTCGTGTGCGTAAACAATTCGCCACCAAAGGCGAAGCTCTGGCTTTTGAGCGTCACACTATGGAAGAAACCGAATCAAAGCCATGGCTGGGCGCATCAGTGGATCGTCGAACCCTGAAAGACGTGGTTGAGCTATGGTTCAAACTACATGGTAAATCTCTGACTGCTGGGCAGCATGTCTATGACAAATTGCTGCTGATGGTTGACGCTCTGGGCAATCCTCTTGCAACCGATCTCACCTCTAAAATGTTTGCCCACTATCGAGATAAACGCCTGACAGGCGAGATCTACTTCAGCGAGAAATGGAAGAAAGGAGCAAGCCCGGTCACCATTAACCTGGAGCAAAGCTATCTAAGTAGTGTTTTTAGCGAACTATCCCGTCTGGGCGAATGGTCGTATCCGAACCCACTGGAGAACATGCGAAAATTCACCATCGCAGAAAAAGAGATGGCATGGCTTACCCATGAGCAGATTGTTGAATTACTGGCTGATTGCAAACGTCAGGACCCAATTCTAGCACTGGTAGTTAAGATATGCTTAAGCACAGGCGCACGCTGGCGAGAAGCCGTAAATCTTACTCGTTCACAGGTGACCAAATACCGAATTACCTTTGTAAGAACGAAGGGGAAGAAAAACAGAAGCATCCCTATCAGTAAAGAGCTTTACGAAGAGATCATGGCGCTTGATGGGTTCAATTTCTTCACAGACTGCTATTTTCAATTTTTATCCGTGATGGAAAAAACGTCTATCGTGCTCCCTCGCGGCCAACTCACACACGTTCTGCGCCATACGTTTGCGGCGCACTTCATGATGTCGGGTGGAAACATTCTGGCCTTACAAAAAATTCTCGGACACCACGATATAAAAATGACTATGCGTTACGCACATCTGGCACCGGATCATCTGGAAACAGCGCTCCGTTTCAATCCTCTGGCAACGCTGCCAAGTGGCGACAAAGTGGCGGCAGCGGTTGGCATTACCCCGTAA